CAGCGTTTTAGCCCGTTTAATCCTACCAGTGCTTATTCAACCAGTGTGATTGGTGGTAGTGGGTATTTTGATGGTAGTGGGGATTATTTGAGTGTTGCTACAGCTTCAGGTAGTGGCGATTTGACAATGGAATTTTGGGTTTATCCAACGGCATCTATATCTAGCGGTAACTATGGTTTGTTTTCTGCATCAGATCAACGCTTTGGCATGATTACTGTTAGTGGTAATTTGTATTTCCTTGCTGGATCAGACATCAATACATCAACACCACTTAAATTAAATATGTGGAGTCATGTAGCAATATCAAAGAATTCAGGAACAATACGAATTTATTTAAACGGAGTTCAAATTGCGTCAGCATCTAACTCTGATACAGCAACAGGAAATTGGCGCATCGCATCAGATCAAAGCAATGAAATATTCCCTGCTTGTTATATGTCGGACGTAAGATATGTTGTTGGTACTGGTTTATATCCAGCTGCATTTACACCACCAACAACACCTTTGATCGCAGTTACAAATACTAAACTGCTCTGCAACATGACCAACGGTGCTATTTACGACTCAGCGATGATGAACGACTTGGAAACAGTCGGCAATGCTCAGATCAGCACCAGCGTGAAGAAGTATGGGACTGGTAGTTTGTATTTTGATGGGACTGGGGATTATTTGGCGGTGTCGCCAAACACACAAAGCGTGTTGCTTGGAACGGGTTCATTTACTGTTGAGTTTTGGCTGTACCCGGCATCTTCTCAAACCTCAACTAGAACCTCAATCATCAGTTTTGGAAACGGGTTTACGACAAATGTGTGGGCAATTCAGTTAAACAACACAAGCCCATCATATGTAAACCGAATTCAATTATGGGCATACAACCTTACTAGTGGAGCCGCGGTAGCGGCTAGTACAGGTACTATTTCTGCAAACACTTGGACTCATGTGGCAGTTGTTCGAAATAGTTCAAGTTTCACTATTTACATCAATGGCGTTGCAGACGGTACTGGTTCCTCATCAGCATCTATGGATGGCGGGTCAACCACATTGCAGTTGCAGGTTGGGTATAACTCGCCGGATTATTACAACGGCTACATAGACGACCTACGCATCACCAAAGGCTATGCTCGTTACACAGCAAACTTCACGCCACCGACTGCGGCTTTACCTAACTACTAAGGAGCTTATATGCTAATCGCTTTACTGACAGACCCTATACAAGTCGCAGACTACACCTATCTGTTTCCTAACGTATCATTCCCACCAAGCGGGCCTGATGCTGAATGGCTAGCTGAAAACAACTGTATGCCTGTTAATACATGGCTACCTTACGATCCGGCTACGCAAATACTAGAACCTGCTACACCCTATATTGACGGGCCTTGGGTTTATACGGTACAAGTGCGTGAGATGACGCCTGAAGAAGAGCAAGCCTACAGAGATTCTATCAAAGCGCAAAACCAAGCGCAGGCTAGACAGATACTGGCCCAAACAGATTGGACTTCAGTTGCTAGTGTGGCGGACCCCGCGGTGTCTAATCCGTACTTAATGAACCAGCCTGAGTTTCTTGCCTATAGAAGTGCGGTAAGACAGATAGCCGTATATCCAACATACGAAGTCGTATGGCCTGTAGCACCGATAGAGGAATGGTCTAAATAATGTTTGGGTTTGCACCGTTTGCGCGTACAACATTTGCTGGGTTAGGTAGTAACACCTATGCAGTAACTATATCTGAATCTTTAGGATTAACAGACGCGCAGACCGGTGTAATTAATTTCGCGTCTAACATAACCGAAACCGTACCGCTAACCGACACGCAAACCAACGTCATGCAGATGTACCCCGCATTGACTGAAACAGTTACACTAACCGACGCTCAAATAAACGCAGCGCAAATAAGTTCTGTTATATCGGAGACTGTAGTTCTGACCGACACTATAATCGGTGGTTTAAGTGTAGTGACTTCTATATCAGAGACAACCCCGCTAACTGACAGCCAGACATACGCTATTAACATAAACGCATCGGTGTTAGAAACCCTTGTGCTAAACGCCACACAAACAGCACTGGCATATTTAGGGGGTTCAGTAACTGAAACTATAACCCCAACAGACTCGACAACAAATGTGATGATTATGAACCCTGTTATCACAGAGCCGTTAACGCTAACGGATGTTCAGGTATTGTCGCTCTCTATTCCAATGCTTGTAGAAGAAGCTTTAGGTTTAACCGATACGGTCAGTGTAGCAGGACAATTAGTCGCTTCACTCTTAGAAACTCTAGGTTTAAATGATACACAAGAAGCCCATGTAGCCTACGCAGCCCCAATAGTAGAGACGGTAGTGTTATCAGACACTTACCTAGCGCGAGCCTTATGGGAACTAATTAATGACACGCAGACCGCTAACTGGCAAAATATAAACGACACGCAGACTGCCGGATGGACAAACATAACCAACACCCAGTCAGCTAACTGGACACAAATCGTTACCTATCAGGAGTAACAATGACAACACAATATACAACCTTATTAGGCTATGCGCTTCCTGAGACGGGAACTTTAGAAGGTCTGTGGGGCGACGAAGTAAATAATAGCATTACACAACTCGTAGAAGACTCCGTTGCTAACTACGCAACCGCAGATGTAACATCAGGTAATTGGACATTAAGCACTACAGGTACTGGGCTTAGTAACGAAGCGCGTATGGCCATCCTAATCCCAACAGGTACGCCGGGAGTTAGTCGTAATATAATCGCTCCAGCGCATAGTAAGATGTACATAGTTGCTAACCAATCGGATGCCGCTGTTGTTGTTAAAGGCGCTTCGACCACTGGTGCTACTATAGGTGCTGGTTACACAGCGGTTGTTGTCTGGAATGGGTCTGACTTTGAAGAAATTAGCCCTACACTTGCTAAGTATGCAATTGACTTAATTGGTGGTGTTCAAGGGTCTGTTCCTTATCAGTCTGCAACTAACACCACCGCTTTATTAGCACCGGGAACAGCAGGGCAAGTATTAACATCGCAAGGCACAGGTGCTGATCCTATTTGGTCAGGTTCAAGTGATGGCATATCAGCCGGTCAGTCCATCGCATTCGATTTAGTTTTCAGTATTTAAGAGGAATTTCAAATGTCTGCCCCGAACATTGTAAACGTAACCAGTATTTACGGTAAAACCACATATGCTACACCAGCTAACACGTCCGCTAATGTGCTGGTAGCTAATACGTCTGGTAGTGGTAAGGTATTTAAAATAAACGAAATTATCGCAGCTAATGCGGATGGGGCGGCCCCCTATGCATGTACTGTAGCTATTAACACGGCTGCGGATGGTTCTGGAACAAGTTATCCTATTGTGTCCGTTATACCAGTACCAGCCAACGCTTCACTGATTGTTATAGATAAAACGACATCTATATATTTAGAAGAGAACAAATCTATAATAGTCACAAGCAGCACAGCGAGCAAAATAGCGTACACGTTAAGCTATGACGAGATCAACTAACAGGAGTTACTTATGAGTATGCGCTATTTAGGCGGAGTAATATCGTCTACAGCTGTTTCACCTACAACAGCAAGTGCCCCGGGGGTTTGGACGCTAGAACAAGCGCAGTACTACATATCCCAAAACTCTTGGCCAATATCAGACCTGCATTGGATGTCGGGGTTATCTGCATCTAACTTATCCTTATGGGGTATTGACATTGATGCTTATGGAAACACCTATGTAACAGGGACCCTAGGCAGCCCTAGCTTGGTGCTGTTTATTGCTAAGCTAAATCAAGGAGGGGTTTTACAATGGATAAAACAACTCGGCGTTAGCAACACTTCGGGTTACGCTTATTCAGGTTATGGCATTAAAGTCTACGGGGCTAATATTGTAGTTTCTGGAGCTAATTCAAACGTTCCCTACCCTTATTCGGGAGGACAAATAGCTGTCTACAACACGAACGGCACTCTGCAATACCAAAAAGTAATCAATGGAACATCTAACGAAAATACTTATTTTTATGGGTGTTTCGCGGATGCTTCAAATAACACGTACACTACAGGCAGCACTAACATCTCAGGCTACCCACGTCTGTACACTGCTAAGTATGATTCGTCAGGGGCTATACTGTGGCAAAAATACCTAACGTGGGGGAGTGGTCAAGTAGGTATTTGTAGGGGTATTACTGTTGATTCTTCTGGAAACGTGTACGTTGCCACATACTATAGTACTTCCGGTGGTACAGGCCCTGATATGATTATCGCTAAGTATAACTCGTCAGGTGTTTTACAATGGCAAAAATCTATAGCCAATACCACTGCAGGGTCTAATGACGGTTTATATTCTGTGGCGTTAGACAGCTCTGACAATATTTATGTAGCTGGATATACCGATATAAGCTCAGGTGGAGCTGATAGATCTTTATTTATTGCTAAGTTTAACCCGTCAGGGACAATCCAATGGCAAAGAATAGTGGCCTTAGCTTCCGGTACTTATGCATCTATTCATCTGGATTCTGCCGATAATATATACGTATCGGCCTATGGGGTTATATGCAAGTATAATTCGTCTGGCACTATTCAATGGCAGAGGTCAATCGCAGGTGTATCCTTTAGGTCGATAGCGTGTACAACAGACAGTATATATTGTGTTGGGGGTCAGCTTATTGTTAAGCTACCAACAGACGGGTCTGGGACAGGCACATACACCGTTAACGGGACATCGTACACCTACGCGGTATCAACATATTCAGAGTACGCAGGAAGCCTAGTTGTTTCTTCTGGGGGCTTATCTGATAGCTCAGCGGCATTTACCCCCGCTACAACATATCTTTATGAATCAACACCGACGGTAACTGCAGGGACAACAATAGTGCCGTAAAAGGAGAATTCTATGAAAGACTTCATGATTAGACGTTTAACTGAGACTTCAACATGGGCGGGTTTGTTCCTCGTAGCCAGTGCTTGGGGTTTAAACTTTACTGAGCAGCAACAAGCGGCATTAACGGTTCTGGGAATGGCCTTAGCGGGTACACCTGATAAACAACATAAATGAGGAGATTGTTATGGAAATAGTATTACAAGATGTAGTAAAGCTGATTATTGATGTACTGAAATGGCTCGATGTCACTAATGTACTTATCTAAGCATTTTACTTTAGAAGAGCTGACAGCCTCGCAGATAGCCGCAAGAAACGGTTTTGATAACGCGCCCAATGAGCAAGCTATTGAGAACCTAAAGCGGCTATGTGCGCTTATACTAGAGCCGATCCGTGACATTGTGCATAAACCTGTACAGATAACAAGCGGCTATAGATCACTGACAGTCAACGGTTTGGTGGGTAGTAAGCCAACAAGCCAACACATCACAGGCTGCGCAGCAGACATTAAAGTACCGGGCGTATCGCCTGATGTCTTAATAAAAGCTATAATTGGCGCGGGGTTACCCTACGAGCAGGTAATTTTGGAGTATCGCGCATGGACACACGTGAGCGTGCCTAATGATCCTAACGGAAAACCAAAGCGTCAAGCATTGATTATAGACAACAAGGGTACTAGACCCTATACGTAGTGAGGGTAAAATGGATAGCTTTGTATATTGTTGGACAGATCGTCTTACACATAAATTATATGTTGGGTTTCATAAAGGCACCCCAGATGACGGTTATATATGCTCGTCTAAACATATGAAAAAAGAGTACAAAGAGAGACCAATGGATTTCACTCGCCAAATATTAGCCACAGGGGATTACGATATTTGTCGTAATTTTGAAAACGCGGTTATTCGAGCGATGTTTACCCAAAACATACCTTGTTATAATTTAAACGTAAATGGCGCAATTCTCTATACGCCAGAAATAAGGGCTAAAATAAGTGCTACTCACAAAGGCAAAATTATATCTGCCTCGCATAGAAAAGCTATCAGTGAATGGAGTAAAAATAGACCACCCGCTTCGGATGAAACTAGAGAAAAAATACGCCGATCAAAGCTTGGGGTAAAACGCGGCCCAATGTCAGATGAGCAAAAAAAGAAAATAAGCGAAAGTGGTAAAGGGCTAAAACGCCCTGAAGGATTTGGAGCAGCTATAACGGCTAGGCAGTTGGGTTCAAAGCGTAAAAACCCTTACCCCGAAAGCGCTAAAGAAAAAAATAGAATTGCCAGCACCGGTAAAAAACATTCGCATGAAACGCTTGCCAAATTAAAAGTCGCTAAATCCAATATATCTGAAGAAACTAAATGTAAAATGAGCGAAGCTAGAAAAGCTTTTTGGGCTAAAAAACGAGGTGAATCAAATGCTTAAAAAGTTAGCGTTTAAAAGTGGGATCAACCGCGAAAACACAAGATATTACACAGAATCAGGATACTATGACTGCGATAAAATACGTTTTCGCCAAGGTACACCTGAAGTTATTGGTGG